ACTTGTCTCTGAAATTGAGAAAGATGTTACATGAAGCATCGTGTGAGTTGCATCAAGTGTTGTTCCATGGTCACTTAATCTAACTACGCCGTTTAGGCCTAATGTTTCTGCCATTTGTATTCTCCTAAATTAGCATTGGACTATTCTAATGAATAGCTTTTGTTAAACATCACTTCTTGGATAGTAATATTCAACGGTGTAAACAATTGCCGCTTGTCCATAGGGTGCTGTCTCGCCTATCTCCCTGATTGTAATGTCTCTTGACGCACTATTAAGAGCATTACCACCCATAGTTACATCTGTAGCTAATTTCTCTTCGATCTTTTCAAGAATAGTATTCCTGTCTTGATCTCTGTTGTTGCTATAGACTATGATATTGATGATAACATCCATAGTAGCTTTTCGTCTTATTTCATTACCGAAACTAAAGTCTTCTCGTGTCTCATTGGCCGCTTCTACCAAACAATGTGGAAAGCTAGTGGCCGCTAGTTCACTTATTACTTTAGGTTCTCTGGTTACAGTTTTGATTTCTGATATCGCACCTAATTGACTAACGATATGTGCTGTAATGTTTTCTCGCTTACTCGCCATTACCTGTATATCCTATCAGCTCTCTGTCTGTAGACTTCACCTCTACTAATTGATCCATCATTGTTACCATCATACTCAACACCTTGTGCGATCTCTGCTTTGATCTCTTCAAGGTATCTCTGTCTGTAGTAATCAATCATTTCTCTAAAAGTGTCGCCACCTACAGTGAACGGTGATAACAGAGGCAGGATATGTGCATACAATGCTCTGAATACAGTAGATCTAGTCCACTGACTTTCAGTCAATAGTGAAGCATCAAACTGTGCACCAATAGCTCTACCAAGTTGGTTGTAGCCCTGGCTAAAGTTTTCATTATACCAATTTATCTCAATGTATCTTTTCACATCAGTCTCAGCCGCCGCTAACTGCGTTGAGAAATCTGTTACTCCATGACTTGTTATAGTTGGTACATACTGTAGCAAATCACTA